TTTAAATAAATCAGTTAAAGTTCTATATACCAACCTCAATACATCTCTACGGTATTGAAAGCATATATATTACCCACCAGTTCATAAAAAGTACTACCGCAAACCCAATTGTGGCATAAACACCGTCAACTAACAAGGAAACAGTAATTATGGTTATTTGTATAATAGCAGGATGCGTAGCATCAGTCAGTGTGCAGGCATATGCACACTACAAGTACCGAAATAGACCGGATGAATTTTGTGAATTCACAAATGCAATCTTATCTGTGGAGGGAATTGAGGAAATCTCAACCTATGTTGAAGAAACGAATGGTCAATCGAATTTAAGTACTTTGTCGACACCAATGGATACTTCACCACTAAAGGCAATGTTGGAAAACATTGGGACCGGAACCAAATCACCAAACAGCGACATCATGGATGTTGCACGCAAGATTTGTAACCAGTACCCAACCCTAGGCAACCAGGAGGCGATTGCCGGAAACCAACCAACAAGTCCAAACACTCTAGTAGGCATCAAGACTTCAGATGGCAACATCTCGAACGCCACGTCAGTATATATCCGCGACAAAACTAGAGTGACCAACCACCGTAGAGTAATGTACCGCAACAGAAACAATTTTACACGAGCACTAGTTGCACACGTGAAATTGTCAATTGATTGGGAAACTCGCGACGCCGCTAATGAGAAAGTGGCGAGGAAAATGATCAAGGATGCTATGGCAGAACATGGCCTAAGTATCACTGATTCAGTCCGTACATTACCAATAGCAATCGAGGCAGTGTTCCTACCGAATGATGCAGAAATCTACGCCAATGAGTGGAGGCACAGTCGTGCCGCCAAGAAACGCATTGCAAGATATTACGCTCCTGAAGACAACGGTAACACAGGCTACATACAATGGTTATGGAGTCAATGCAATGGCAGTACAAGCGAAATGCAAGATGGTGGAAGGCTCAACACAATGGATCAACCGTTCAAGACACCATTGTCGTTGAAACCCAACGTTTCGAGATCGAGTGCTGTGGTCAATAGGCCACGTGCGCTTGATTGAGGACGCCTGGTACGCGTTGATGGGGTGTCAGCTAAGAGTTCGCTGACGCATCCGCGCCTCATCACAAAACGCTACCCAGGCGGAGCGAAAACCCGGTCATATGTCCATCTG